CAATGCACCTGAAACTGAAGGCAATGTCTATCGTTTCGAATATGGTATTCAGATTATGGATATGATTCGTAACGCTATGCAGGGTTATGACGATCCTGAAGAAGGAAGAGTAGAAGGCTTCAATCCTTTCGATTGGAAGACTGGAGCTAACTTCATCTATAACGGTGTTCAGGGTGCTATGGGACCAAAGCTTGATAAGTCTAAGTTCGGTAAGCAACGTCCAATCTCCGATAAGACTGGTCGTGAACTTACTCTCGAAGAAATCGATGCTATTGAATCCAAGATTTACACTCTCGACGAATACGACAAGAAGTTGGATCAGGTCTGGAATGCAGACGAAATTAGAAAGCGTTTCGCACAGAAGGTCGGTCATCTCTTGTTCGATATCTTCGACGGTACCAAGGAAGCAGTTGCACCTCTTGCAGACGAAATTCCTGGTGTAACCGCTGAAGCTACTGAAAGTGTAACTGAGAGCATTACAAATGCAGCTCAGGAAACTAAGACAGCAGCCGATGACTTCGCAGAAGCAGCAGCAAACGTAGCAAAGACTGAAAAGCCTGCTAAGAAGACAGCTGCAGCTAAGGCACAGGCAGAAGACGATTTCTTTACTAATCTCGAAAAAGAATCGTAATCGTTAAATTGTAAAAATTAAAAACAGGTGGTTTACTAAAGCCACCTGTTTTATTATATTTGCTTTAAGATGACAAAACTCGATGAACTAACTAAATCACAAATTTTGATGGAATATTGTAAGCAAGCAGCTTTACAACTTCAACATAAAAAGATAGCACCAAATTCAATTAGTACTGAATGTGTGTTTTGTGGTTCTAAAAAGATGAAAGGAACAGTATTCTATGCGAATACTGGTCGTTTGTGTTATATTTGTTGGAGAGCATCTTGTCCGTGTCATACAGCAATTCATGCTGCAAAGTGGTTGAAAGAAGTAAGTCCAACTTTGTATTCTGCATATATTGATGACATTTCGAACAAAGAGCATAAATCTGAATCTGACATCATGAAGATGCAGGAACAATTTGCTGAACAATACAAGAAACAGCAAGAAATTCAGAGACAAGAGCTTGAACAAAAGAAATTACTCGATAATAACGCTACGAAGTATTTTAAGCACATAAATGATGGTTCAGAACTTTCAAAACGTGCAATTGAGTATTGTGAAAAACGAATGATTCCGAAAGAAGTTTATGAAAAGTGGTACATTGCACATGAAGGAAAGTATCACGATCGTGTAATCATTCCATTTTATGTAAAGACAGGTAAAGTTTCATATTTTCAAGCAAGATCTTTAATTGGTGTTGAACCGAAGTATATGAACAGAATTGCGGAAACGCAGCTTTACAACAAAGACTTTATTGATAAAACAAAGCCTGTATTTGTGTTAGAAGGACCGATAGATTCGTTATTCATTGAGAACGCAGTAGCAACTTGTGGTGCAGGTTCTTCTGCAGCAATTGATGCAGAAATTGCAAAGTACGAGAACGTATTTTACATTCTTGATAATGACGAAGCAGGAAATAAGAAAGCTGGAAAACTCGTTAGAGCACACAAAAATGTGTTCATTTGGAATAAGTTCTTAAACGATTATGGCATCAATCCGAAAGAAGTAAAAGACATAAATGACGTAATAGTAAAATTAAAGAAAGTCGATAAATTTACATTTACCGACTTACAAAATTATTTTACGAATATTACTGATGAGTTTATGTGTTATCTATAGCGTTTCTTATTATTCTTATAATCGATGTGTTCTAGAACATTTGCTACTACAAAATCTGAGAAGTTTGCATATATGCGTCTAATACGTTGTGTTGCTGCTTCAGATTCACCATAAGTATCTCGTATATCTTCAATTTTTTCTGCTATTGTATTAGTTTTTTCTGCGACATAATCGAGAACATCTTTATTACGAGCCAAGAGATATAAAACTTCTTTTGGCTCTAATTTTACGTTATATTCAGAGACTAATAATTTTGATGCTAAATTGACAATTCTTCTTAAATAGAAATTTTCATTGAAAGTTTCGTCTACATATACTTTGTAATCTGCATTTAGATTTACATTCCATTTGTCATCTAATTTTCCTTCGAAATCAAGTCTATCAACAGCTGTGTCAAGGTCTTGAGAAGTCAAATTGTTTATAACATTGTAAACTTTTGACATAGCAAATAAATCTTTTGTTTCGCATACGTATTGAATATCTTGCGGCAAAATCGCATAATCTTTCGTATAAATTGCGTCTCTGTGATTAAAGTCTGTCCAAGCATTATCTTTGTATAATTTTGCTGGTTTTTGAAGTTTCTTAATCAAGTACACATATTTTGCTCTACGTTCTTTTGCAAAAGCTGCAATATTTTCTGCGAGTGGTGTACCGCTATCTGTCATTGCATTCAGTAGAGCACGTGTATTTCCATTTTCAAGTTCTTGCACGATATTTTCTCTATTTGTTAAGAATTGAGGTGCAAGTGAGAACAAGTAGATGCGTCTTTCATCGTGCTTATCAAAAGTTTGGCTACTTTTCGGACGTAGACCAGTTTTTAATAAGACTTCTGGAGGAGCGCTAGATACGTGAATAAAACCGTAGTCTTTGATGTTACTTGTGATAACATTTATATCTTCTTCACCATCAGCAAAGGTTGTTGGGTCAGAAGTAGTTGTTGTAGAAAAGTCATGTACGTCTCTTTGTTGCAATAAAACTGCTTGAAAATGATTGTTAATCTGATTTACGTACCAGTGAAACTTGTTTAAGAATTTATCAAGTTTATCGATATTTTCTTTGTTTGTTTTGTAATCTCTACTGAAAAATAAGTTATGTGCACGCTCATCTTCATCAGTAAGAAGTTCTATTTCATCGACTCCATTGTGTTTATGGCGTGTGTTAAGATTTTTAAATGAAAATCTATCTTTTAAAAGTTTGCACATCACGCCTGCATCAACAGGTTTTAACATTTCGGTAAGTAATTCTTTATAACTTTTCATATTGTATTTATAAATATTTGTATATCAATGTGAGGTTATTATGTTTCATGGCAATCCGAATTTGCGCGGAACTGGTGAAGTTATTGAAATGACAGAAGAACAGATGCAAGAATGGCTAAAGTGTTCTCAAGATATTTTCCATTTTGCACATTACTTCTATATTAACGCTGATGGTGGTTCTAGACCAATTGTTTTAAGACCATACCAAGAAAAGATTGTAGCAACCCTTATTGCTAACGTTCCAAAGAAAAATAACAGAATTATCATGCAAGGCCGTCAGTCTGGAAAGACTACTATTGCTACCTTGTATTTAACATGGCTTGCGCTATTCAAGCAGGATAAGACTATTGCAGTTCTTGCTAACAAGGAACAACAAGCTCTAGAAATTATGGCAAGAATTAAGGACGCTTACGTCAAATTGCCACTCTGGTTGCAACAGGGCATTAACAAAGACGTTGGTGGATGGTCAAAAGGCTGCATCGGTATGGACAACGGTACTAAGATTTTCGCAGCTGCATCTTCTTCATCGTCTATTCGTGGTAAGACCGTTGACTACATGCTTGTGGACGAATTTGCTCACCTTGACCCTAACATTGCTGAAGACTTTATGATGTCAGTTTTCCCTACCCAAGCATCTCGTACTGATTCTAAGTTGATTTTGATTTCAACTCCAAAGGGTATGAATCACTTCTATGATATTTGGGTAAAAGCTGTTAACGGACAGAATTCTTTCATTCCTTGCAAAGTCCAGTGGAATGAAATTGAAGGTCGTGACGACGAATGGCGTGAAAGAATGATTAAAGATAATGGTATCATTTACTTTAACCAAGAATATGCTTGCTTGCATGGTGATGAACCTATCGAAATTCGCCATCCAGATGGTGTAATTGAAACGCTTCCGATAAAAGAAGTTTACAATAACATGAGTGTTCTCTTCTAAAATGTAAGTTCAAATAATCATAAATAAATTATAATTATATTGGGCAATTTCTATGGCAGAAACAACAGAAGAACAGAATACACAACAAAATACAGAAGTATTCGTATTAGATACAAAGAGTAAATTAGCAAACAGAATTGATACTTTATTCTTCAAATGGTTCGATCAGAAATATTCTCTGATTGGCAACGCTGAAGAACAAATCGATACATCTGAGTCATTGAACGAATTAACAAAAATTGTTAACTCGTTGTTAAATCAGTTAGGTACATCGAAAGAAAAATCAGCTGTAACTTTACTTAACAACTTAAACTCATTCTTGGCGGGTGATTCTACTGCTGGTGTTACAGTAATTGGTGATAGACCTCAGGAAGATCATATTTCTAAGTTGATTTGGTTAATTAACGTTACTACTACTGTTTCTGTTCTTAGTGGTGAACTTGCTGAAACTAGAAAGACTCTTGATAAAGGCCCATTAAAGAAAGCAAACGTCAGTGCTGAAAACATTGAAAAAATA